ACTCGATCACCACTTGGAAGACCCAGGCGTTCAACTACCCCGGCGTGGCATACCTGGCGACATCTATCAGCGCCACCGATCAGGTCAACTCGAACACGCCGAACATCACGGTCATCTGCAAGGGCAAGAAGGTGAAGATATGGGACGGAGGCAGCGAGACCTCGCCCATCTTCAGCGAAGAGTGGAGCAACAACCCGGCGTGGGTCTCGCTCGACATGATTACAAACTCGCTGTACGGCATGGGCTCGATCTTCCTTGTCGATGACAGCTACGGAAGCATCGACCTCCCAGCCTTTGCCGAGTGGGCCGCGTTCTGCGATGAGGGGGTTCCCGATGCCTTCGGCGTCTTGGACTTCTTCGGCCTGCAAACGGGATTTGAAACGGCATCGGGTGAGACGGTACACACGGTGACTCTCTTGTTCGGCTTGCTCGACACATCCGGGGCGGTGCAGCAGACCATCCCGAAGTCATGGAGGCCGGACAGGTTCCAGTCTATCACGGCGGTGATTCCCAACACGATTCACGGCAACTGGAAGACCTCCGAGGATTATGTCGCCGGAACAAACATGGCCTCGAACCGATTGGAGGTTCTCAGCATCGACTACCTCGATGACCCGGCTGGCTTTCACGGCTGGTCCTCCTACCTGTCCGTGACTCTCGCTTGGAATCGGCTGGACTCCTCGGGCCAGCCGATATGGCCTGCCGGGACTACCTCGGGCGATGCCTTCTACGCCGACTTGTACGATGGTGAGACCACGCTGGGCTCGGCTGGGCAGTACGAGAAGCGATGTACCTTCGACGGCGTGTTCGACGGCAAGAACCGCGCCGCCTGGGACGCCCTTATTGATGTCTTCCAGTCTGGCAGAGCGATGCCCGTCAAAGCGGGCCGGAAGATCCTGCCTGTATGGGATCGCCCGAGAGACCCTGTGGGCCTGTTCACCATGGCGAACATCGTGGAGGGCTCGCTGTCGCTGGACTACCTCTCGCCAGAGATGAACCCGAACTCTATCGAGACCGAGATACTCGACGCCGAACACGGTTTTGAGCGGCGAACCATCGTGGTGGATCACGACTCGGTGCAGAATCCCGAGAACCCTACGGGCTTTGGGCAGACGCGAAAGGAGCGGTCTAGGCGCATCGGAACGACCCGGCGCTCCCAGGCCATTCGAGATAGCTACTACCGCCTGAACCGCTACCATCTCCAGCGGCGTAGGGCGTCTTTCAGCGTGGGTCCTGACGCTCTCCACCTCCTGCCGGGTGACCGCGTGCTGCTCTCGCACGATGTGCCGCAATATGGCTACAGCGGACGCCTGGCCTCGAACGCCGCTATCGCCAATAGCCACCCCGGCTCAGGCGGTCTCGCTGCATCGTGGGCGCAGAACGGCGGTAGCTGCATGGCCTCCTCCCGGTCCCTGATCATTGAGGACTCAGCCACAGCCCCCATCGTCGCCGTGGGCCGCACAGCTTCACCATCGGCGCTCGGATACGCGCTCCCCACCGAGAGCGATGGCCGCAGATGGCAAGCCGCAGGCAAGGCGGCGGCGAGCGGATACAACTCGACGCCGACCTGGGCATCCCAGCATATCTCGTCTGCTGACGGGCTCTACCCGTTTCCCGGCAATAAGGGCACGCCGCTCGGCGCGCTCGACAAGATCGCCCACCAGGCGCAGAAGAAGGAGTTTTCCTGCTACATCAAGGAGCCCGCAACGGGTGCCAGCGAGTCCTTCCGAATCAACCTGTACCGTTATGTGGACGATGACGGCTATGTCAAGAACACGCGAGCGGTTCGCTTCGACTGGAACGCTTCCGGCAACCTGACATTCGGGGCCTACGAAAGCGACTCCGGCTCGTCGCCCTACGGCCTGAGCTATATCATCTCGTCGGCGGGCGTTGGCTGGTGGCGTGCCACGGTCCTGTATGACAATGACGCGGCGACTGGTGCCGGGGCTGCGGGCGTGGGGAGCTACATTCAGGCGAGGCTCTACTACGCCTACGCTCCGACCAACGCCACTTGGTTCGCATCGCCAACGGGTCGCGGCTCCAATCTCCTACAGTTTGGCGATCCGACCAACCTGGGCGGTCTCAAGACGGGAACCACGGGCACCGCCTGGACGAAGATCAGCGAGGCGGTTGGCTCTAATGACATCAGCCACCCGAGTGCATCGGCACCACCATTCTATCCTGGTGACACAGGCGTCCTTCTGGGGCAGCGTGGCTTCGTTGTTCGCATCAAGAACTCCGAGGTCGCGGGAGGATCCAACCCAGCGATACAGCAAGAGGTCACTCTGGCGACCGACTGGCCTGGGTCGGGCGGCGCAGGCGACATGGCGGGCGAGAAGATATGCTGCACCTTCTTCGTTCGCATCGCATCGGACAATGCGGCGAGCGATGCGGCTGTACTGCTTCGCATGGCGACCACCTCCTCGACCTCCAGCGGTGCGTACCCTGGCTGGTACGATGGGAACTGGGCTGGGTGGACGATCACGCCGACAGGCGCGGGGAGCATCGTCTACGCCGAGAACGAATCCGGTGCGGTCCAAACAGAGGTGCTGTCTCAGATAGCCGTGGTGCGGCAAAACAGCACAACGAATGACGCCGACTGGTATCAATGCGACTGCGTGTTCTCATCCGACACGGACTTCGCCACGCTCTTCTTCCAGGTCGGCGTGACGGGGAACACGGGCGGCGCTGCGTCGATAGACCTCTGGGGCTTCCGGGTCCACGGCGAGGGCGGGACTGGATCGACGGGCGAGTATGTCAACCAGAACACGCACCGGGGGACCATTATGTGGGGCGCGATGTACGATTCGGAAGGTGACGGGACGGAGTCAGCCTACGCGGGCGGTGCAACCCTATACCTTGACCGCGATGTCACGCTCTCTTCGGGCAACTCCTACGAGGTCTACCTGCGCTCATCGTTCTCGGTGGACCCGCTCACGGGCAGCGATGTTCACGAGCGAGTCTTCGTGGACCCGTCCGAGGTGCCCGTATCTGGCAGCATCGTCAAGGCTGCTCGTGATGCGCTATCGGTTTCGGTCCCCGAGGGCATGACCCCGGCGGCGGGCGATGTGTACTCGTTCGGCGTCCTGAACCAAAGCGTGGAGGATCTCGTGGTGACAGATATCGCGGTGAACTCGGAGACGCTGATCCGTGAGATATCCGCCATCGAGTATGTGGAGGCCATCTACATCGACACGGATTTCGGGACCATGGGAGACCTGACGGTATCCGATCTTCTCCCGCCAACTGCGGGCGGCAGCGCGGCGCTCTACGGATTCGGCGGCGATGGCCCAGCGGGGTCGGCCTTCGGCATGGTGTTGACCTCGATGCCTTACAGAGACGCTGGAGGCCAAGGCAGGGCGGCAATCCAGATATCGGTCACGCCGCCGAGGGGGACCATGCCGTACCGAGAGCTTCGGCTCTGGATCAGCCACCTCGCCTCGGATGGCTCCGAGGGCCAAGCCAGGCTCATCGCCACGCTGCCCTTCGCGGTGCAGGTCTACCGATATGATGACCCCGCCCTGAAGACCTCGACCGTGTACCGCATACGCGCACAGCGCGTTGGCTGGCGGGGCACCAGCGCCAGCCTCGCAACCTGCCCCTCGCGCGATATCACACCGACGATCTCGCCGCCCATCCCCACCGCGCCCTCGCTTGAGGTGGGCGTGGACGGCTTCGCCCAGACCTATCGAGTCACGGCAAACCAAGACTCGCGGGTATCGAGCGTGGAAGCTCGAATCGGTGGGTGGGTGATCTCGACGCCAGCGTTCCTCGTGGATCCAGACGCCGGGCACTTCGCGTCTGCCAATATCAGTCTCGGCGCGACCAACGCCAAGGGCCAGACGAACTTCCCCGTAGTTGCGCGAGCGAGGCTTGCCAGCGGAAAGTACGGCCAGGGGGTGCGGGTGACATCCACGGCGAGCTTCGTCGATCCGCGCTCTACATCGGAGAAGGTTGGCGAGGACGCCTGGGCGTCATACATGACCGTGCCTCCCGACCTGGAAGTCACGGCTGGGGGGGAATTGCAGTGGGATACCACCGTCCCCTCGACCGCTCTCGGCCCGCAGTATGTCAAGATGAACGAGTTCGACCTCGGCGCGGCGACGAGAGCGATCCCCGTGGCGCTCATCGAGGGGTATCAGTTGCGACCTGAGACCCTGGCCGACCTGGCGTTCACGCTGGACTCTGATGACGGTCGCCGCTGGTCTATCGAGGGGCCAATGGATGACGCAGGGACCACGGCGATCAACGCCTCGGTCGGCATCGAGTGGCGTTGGACGAGCGCGGCGACCCTGACCACGGAGGAGTACGAGCCCTTTGAGGGCCGCGAGGTCTACTTCCGCAAGTGCCAGTTCCGGCTCGTTTGGCGGCGACCTGCGGCAACCTTCCAGGTCAAACTCACGCGCTTTACCGCCAAGATATATATGCCGCCTCTCTATGACCCCAGCGATGTGGATGGAGGAACCTTCTAGTGGTTGACATCAACCTCAAGCGGGGAACGGACCTCGCCCGAACGGACGGGACGCTCGGCGTGGCAGCGAGTGGCGAGCCCATCTACGCCACGGATACCCAGGCGCTCTTCGTTGGCGATGGCTCAACCGATGGGGCGGTGCCCGCAACCGTGCCCGCGAGCCTGGTGGTGGCGTACAACTCCGTGAGCCAAAACATCAACGCCCTCGCCACGGATAACCTCGTCGAGTGGAACCTGAAGTCCCCCTCGTGGGGGGTGGATATCACGCACTCGAACATCGTAAACAAGCACCTCTTCACGATCAACACGGCGGGCGTCTACGAATTGTCGGCCAGCCTCGCGCTCAACGCGCTGGCCTCTACCGCCGTGAGGTACAATGGCATTCTGCGATTCCGGCTCAATAATACGCTAGACATCGGAGCCGAGGGCAAGGGTGGCTACATCCGTGAGGCATCGGGCCAGGATGAGACCTCTCTGCATATCACGACCTTCGCCTTCGCCTTCTCTGCCGCCGACTACTTCTGGCTGAGGGTGGATCGGGAGTCAACCGTGACCACCGCCGTGGATACCACGGCTCGGGCGAGTACGGTCTACATCAAGCGCCTCAAGTAACCCAGGAACCATCCCCATGCCCTACGACGAACTGCTCTCCACCGATGACCTCTCTGCCACCGTGCCGCAGAAGATCAACCAAAACTTTCTGCGGCGCGCAGAACTGAACGGTGCCACGATGACCGCCAGCTTCACGGCATGGGCCGACGATACGACCGGGGTGCCGAAGGACATCTATTATTGTGACACCTCGGGCGGGAGCATCACGGTGGCTCTGCCGGACGCAACGGCAACGGACGCGGCGAGGGGCCGAGTCGTGACTTTCATCAAGACCAACGCCGCGAATAGTCTCATCCTCGACCCGAATGCCGCTCAAACAATCAACGGCGCGGCAACCCTGACCATCACAGCCATCTACGACTTTCGAGGCATCGTCTCGGACGGCACCGAATGGTTCGTGGCAGCGAGCAACTAGACCCATGGAGCAACGCATCAACCTCCAGCGAGTCGAGTCCCAGATGGATGCCATGCAGGCATCCATCGACGGGATGGAAGATAGGCTCGTCAAGCTGGACGAGTCCATTCGCGGCAACGGAACGCCTGGGCTCGTGGCCCAGGGGCTCTTGATGGATCGCCGGGTGGCAACCTGCGAAGACTTCGTGATCGAGTTCAAGTCGATGCGGAAGTGGGTGATCCTCGCAATACTTTCTCTCTTCGGCTCTGCCGCCTGGCGGGTCGTGGAGTGGTTATTCCAGAGCCAGGCGTTCTAGCAACTACACAGGAGGACGCTCATGTCCGATTCCAAACCGATGATTTCCACAGGGTCGATGCTGAACTCCAGCGAGGGCCTCCTCTCCGCGAGTGCGATGGCTGCACTTGCGCAGCAGATGACCAGCAGCGAGGGCTGGGTGGCTGCCGCCGCTTGCTTGGGGCTCGCGCTCGTCGCAGCCACCTATTGCGTCATGCGCTCCAAGGTCAAGCTGGAGGAGGAGGCGTGAGACTGCTCGACCGCTTCGCCGTGGGCTGCGCCGCCGCTGTTCTGGTCCTGGGCACCTCGG